TTGAGGAGCAATTTGGGTAGCAATTTGAGTAGCAATTTGTGGAGTAATTTGGGTAGCAATTTGGAGAGTAATTTGAGGAGTAATTTGGAGAGCAATTTGGGTAGCAATTTGGAGAGCAATTTGGGTAGCAATTTGAGTAGCAATTTGGGTAGCAATTTGAGGAGCAATTTGGGTAGCAATTTGTGGAGTAATTTGGGTAGCAATTTGAGTAGCAATAACTATTGGAACTATTTTTGGGGTGCCCAAGATGCATACTGGATAGCTTTTTATAAGTTTTGTAATGAGATCGACGTGCAATACTCAGATAAAGACAAACATATACTTGATCTGTGGGGCGATGTTGCTGAATCGTGCATGTGGTGGTGGGCATATGAGGGCGTGTGTTTCGTCTGTGATCGGCCTCAAGAGATTCACAAGTTACAAGATGGACGCTTGCACAATGACAGCGATATGGCAGTAAGGTTCCGCGACGGATGGGGCATATATGCAATCGAGGGTAGGGACGCACCGGAATGGTTGGTAACGACGCCTGCTGATGAGATTGCTATGGATCAATGGGTTAATGAAGAAAATGTCACCATACGGTTGCAGATTGAGCAAAAAGTGGGACAAGAAAAAGTGCTTGAATGGTTGGACAGTTTAGATCTCACAATTGTAGATGAGCGCACACTGACCGTGCCGACAAGTGTGGAAGTGGGTGCTGATTATAACGGTGAGTCGTGGGAGTTTGCAGGAAAGCAGTATGGCATTGTAGACACTGAGCACAGGTATGAACTGGTGCGGATGACATTTCCCAATGGTGATGAACGCAGGGCATTACGTATGCGTCATGCTACTACGGGTGAGCAGATACCTCCTGAGTGGGTGCCACCTGAAACGAGCACCGTACAAGAAGCATTAGCATTTAGAAATGGGACAGATGTACTACCGAGCATCATTGCATAAAGGAGGCAACTTTTGCCATTAGACTGTGAAACACCGAAGGGTATCAAAGCGATAGCACGCGAAGATTTGGCTTGTGCGACGATAGCACAGCACTACGGCTTAGAGCATCATAAGCCAGCAAAGGAATGTGTCATTGACAGGCTGTTCAGCGATCCAACGGGCAACTTGAGATTTGTTGCAGAGGTGAAGTCACGCAGTTGGACAAGAGAAGCTCTTGAGCAACGTGGCAGCCTGTTAATCGGTGAGCAGAAGATAGATGGGGGCAGAGCATTGTCAGCGATATTGGGTGTGCCCTTTGCGGTGATATGCATAACAGAAGATAACCACGTTGGCATGTGGTTGGTGACGAACAAAGACGGTGAGCTTGAGCATTGGGTTGACAGTCCTAAGATGGTGCAGACGAGCAAGACAGTCAACGATGCTACAAAGAAAGATGTGATGTGCTACTTCTTAGATATGAGCGAGGCATTTCTGTGGCTGCAAAGTAAACGTAAAAGTTTACAGGAGGTGCAGGGGTGAACGTCAATCCAAAGGAGTCTACCACAGCAACAGGAGCAATGGTATCAGGGGCAACATACCCATATGACAGGGTGTGCGAAACGCTCAAGTGCAACAATCCTGTGGCACAGTGGAGCAAGCGTGAGGGCAATATCAGCGTGCAATATATCTATGCACATTGTGAACAGTGTAGAAAGGATATGCCCATATGAAAGTAACCATTCAGAGGGTAGAAAACGGGTTTATCGTTAGCGGTGAAGATGAAGAGGAGACCACTGTACACGGTGGTGATGAAGTATCGCTTAACAATGCTTTGGTCGAAGTGTTATACCGTGTCAAAGAAGAGTTTGAAATGTCACCATCTCGCTATTCAGAAGAACGCATATACATCATCTCGCACTATGGTGACAAGCACACAGACTGTGATCCCGATTTAGACAAGTTCAGATAGGAGCAATAGGATGCTAAGAGGAGCGTGGGTAGATGTGTTAAATCGGTTCACTGTTAAAAGTGATCCTTTTCAGCAGGGGATGGAAAAAAAGGATGTCATTGCCATTCTTGAAACAGAAAAATCACCACCTAAAAATCTGCAAACCAAATACCATAAAACAGAGCACTTTCAGCGATTAAAGAGCGAGGCAATTGCCTTGCACGGGAAGTGCCAGTTATGCCCCAAAAACAAAAGTTTAACATTTCATCATACCACATATAAAACATTGTTTTGTGAGAATATGGTCACTGATGGTGTGGTGGTATGCCCAAGATGTCACAGTAAGTTGCACGGAAAACGTAGCTAAAACATATTGGAGGTTATCAATGGTTAAAGTTGGTGAGAATGCAGAGATAGAACGGTATAGCGATGGGTATAAGTTGCACATCTTCCGCGACAAACAGCCCACAAAGCAGAACCCCGATCCAACGGGTAAGATACGCAACACGACATACCACTCTACTTTTGAACAGGCAGCAATTAAAGCATTTGATATGGCACTGTCTGGAGATGCCAGCAACTTAAAGCAGGTGTTGGACAGTATCACACTTGCAAAGCAGACAATCGTGAAAGCTGTTAAAGGGGGCAAAGGTGAGTAATACCAAAATTAATGATGAGGTTGTCGTAGGTTTGGCACGGTGTATTTATGATAAAATTGGGATTGTTCCGACGTTTACTTTAGCCACTGCGAACTACCATAAGGTTGTCGGGTGTGGTGCGCGGTATAAAGTTAATCTTGCTCTAAAACAGGCATATGCGAGTGATGTGTTTACCTCTGTATTTGTGAGACCTCATGACAACTTGTATACCGATGATGTATACATAGCAATCCCATTAAATGCAATAACAAAGGATGTGGTGGATACAAAGACAAAGGATGCGATAGACCAAATAGCAAAGGCAGTTGACAAGCTAAAGGAGTCTCTCAGTGAAACTTGAGCGCATCACCATAGACGTTATCACGATGCGTGTGTTTCACTATTGGCGCAATGATGACGGTGAGCAGGTTTATACGATGCATTCAGCGCCAGATTATGACACGCAGAACATCGGTGAGGTGCCTGACATTGTGCAAAAGAAAAAGAAGCGTTCTAAGCCACCTATAAGCGACACAGAGAGCATATCAGAGGTTCACCAGTATACCGAGCAGGTATTGGGCAAAAAGACGCTCACAGACAAAGCAAAGCACCACATCAACGCACGCCTAAAAAACTATGACGTGGACAGGCTTAAAGAGGCCATTGATCATTTTGCAGGGAACAAATGGCGAATGGATAACAATGCTGATAAACCTTTGTCGTGGTTCTTTCGTAGCGACGAACAGATTGAAACATTTTTGTGCTTGGTGCAGGACATCGGCAAGCAAGAAGAAGATGAGCGCACAACAGTAACGGGAAGGTGGACACAATGACAGCAGATGAGTTTCAAGATGGTATGGATCTCCTGATCGGTGTGTTCAACCCGTATCGGTGGACGCAGAACAGCGCAGATGCATACTTTATGACCGTGCGCAATATGAGCCACGAAGATTGGATGATGGTGTGTAAGCAAGCATCTATGAACAGTGAGAAGATGCCCCTGCCGAAACAGTTGCTTGAGATGAACCGCAACAAACCTATCAGCATATATACAGATGTGAAAGATTGCGACCTGTGCATCAGTGGCAGGAGGTATTACACCTTTGTATCACCAAAGACAGGGCAGCATTATGAGCGTTATGGTGCGTGCTCCTGTGAGGCAGGGAATAAGGTGGCACAGCATATGACAGTGATCGGTGGAATTAGCAAAGAGGAGGCCCAATACGAAACGATTAGGCGCAGACTCATACCATATCAAGCAGAGAGCACGCAAGATACTTATGCGGAAGTTTAACAAGACAGAAGAAGAGATTGAGCAGTGGGCGAAGGACAACCCACCACCAGCAGGTGAACTGCTCACCGTGCCACAAGAGGATCGGTTGCCAGCACCGGATGAGGTAGAAAATAAGGAGGATATGTGGTGGATGAAAAGGTGACAATTTCTGATGAACAGTTGAAAAAGTTTTACAGCGATATGCAGAGTGATTTAGACGTGGCTGATCGTATGCGACCAACTATTGCAAGGGATAAACTGATCAAAGATGTATGGTTGCGCATCAGTGCAAGCGAGCAACACACTACAAGAGAGCAACGACAACGTGTACTGGAGGGGCAATGATATGCCGTATATAACGAAGCACGCACAGGAACGGTTTATGCAACGCAAAAATGGCGTAACAGCACGCCACGCAATAGACCAGATCAATGGGTTATTTGAAGCTGCACAGAAGAAAGAAGAGAAGATAGATGGGTCAGTAGTATACACTATTGAAGATCTTTCTATGGTGTATCACGAGACAACAGATAGCATAGTGACAGTGTATTAACGGGTGCATACAGGGAGGTCAGATACCCCCGCCTAAAGGCGAGGGCTTGAAATCAGGGTGATAGCTTTCTACTTGTTGGTTTGGTTGGCGATATACTTTTTCACCGTCTCAGCCGTAACGTGCCCCACCGAGCCGACGTAGTAACTCGGAGACCAAAGTGCTCGGAATCGTTTACTCAAACCCAAGTGCTTCCGACGCATCCAGTAGGACGTATAACCTTTGAAATGGTTTACCAATCTGGCAGGGTCATCAGTAGGCCGAACCGACACGAATAGGTGAACGTGATCGGGCATAATTTCGAGTGCTTCAATGCTGATATTTAGCTGTTCTGCTTTTTTATAGAGCAACACTTTGAGTGTTTCGGCGTATTCACCTTTTAAGATTTTTCGCCTGTATTTGGGGCACCAGACAATGTGGTATTGCAAAGTAAAAACACTTCCTCTACTTGTGTTGTATTTGCCCACAAGCCAACTCCTTACGAAAGGATTTATTAAATGCAAAACGAACTTGAAAACCCATCTGCATTGCAAAAGAAATTAGGAAAAGACGCAAAAGAATTTACCATCCAACAGCACCCGAATAGTGGGCTGTATGGAAAATATATTGTGAGCAAATCTAATGGTTCTCAGACTGACCCAAGAGCAGAATATCTCGTTCTTCGTATAGACTCCCATCAATCAGACAGATCGCACACAATAGCGTGTCGGGATGGTGCGATGGGGTTTGCGTTCTCAACGTGTAATCCTGACTTAGCGAAAGATGTGGTCGTATGGGATCATAAGTGGAAAAAATACGACGAAGAAAACGGTATTGTGGACGAGGGGCGAGAAGAAAAATTGCCGTTTAGCATTGGAGATTTGGGCGACTTTTTTGAGGGATTTTATCTCCCAAAACTTCAAGAGATTGAAGCGGACGCAGAGAATGGTCTATTTGAAAAAGTAACCTCTGACGAGCTAAAGGGTTTGGCTATGGAAAGTGCTTTCGACGAATGGCGAACAGCTATGCTCTGTGTGGTTATGGGTGATCCTGATAGCGAAAACCCTGAATTATAATATAGTCCACGCAACGAATATCTACAATAAGACACGAAAGGTGGTAGGGTGCATTCCTCTCCCGCGTAAACGCGGGAGAGGAATGCACCCGTCCTTATGAGTGATGAGCGACAAAGTGGACATAGAGCAGGTTTGGGAAGCGTTGGCAGATGTGGGCGAAAGCTGGCAAGCTGTTATAGATAAGGGTGTTGATGGTGAGCACATTGTAATTTCTGGCACAATGGTTGGCAGTTACAAGTGTGCGGTGTGCGATAGAGTGGAAGACGCCACCCTTATCGCCAATGCCCCACAGTGGTTGCGCCAGATGGCAGACGAGCTTGAGCAGTTGCGCGAGGAAAACGCACGACTACAAAAACACGTCCCTACGTGCCCTTCTTGTGGGTCGATAGATATTGTTCGTGGGATATGCTACAAATGCAACAACATAGAGGGAGGCAACGATGACATACGATGAACTGATGACACCAGAGCGATTGGCAGAGATTGAATCTGAGATTGGCACATTGTCACCAATGACAGAATGCCAACGGCTTAGAGAAGTGATTGCCTACGTGCGTGAGTTGGAGCTATTAGTTGACGATGTGAAAGTTGGTCGTGAGCGTGTGAGTGCAGAGCGTGATGAGTTGTTGGCAGACAAGGCGCAACAGCGAGAGTGGCTACTACACTTTATGCAGTTTTGGGAATTCTGGAATAAATGCAACTCGTATCTTGGGCATCAAACTGGCTACAACTATGAAAGAGCGTGGTACGATTGTGGTGATTGGATTACAGCAGATGAATACAAGAGTGTGGGTGTGTTCGATAAAGCGAAAGAAGTGCTTGGGTTTGTGTCATCAGAGCACGGTTTGTGTGAGGCAATCGACAACGCGAAGGAGAATGAATGAAATATATCATCTGTATCATCATACTGATAGCGTGTGTGTGTGACAAGACGAGAGACAAATACAGCAGTCACCCACAATGGCGCAGAGTGTATAAGCAGTTTTGGCCTAAGATGTTGTGGCGAAAAGTTCACGACAGATGGCATATCGTGAAGAATATAGGCTTTTTGTTGCCGTTGGGATTTTTGGATTATTTGGTATACAGGGAAGATTGGATATTGGCATTGGTTATGTTGCCATTGTCGTATGTGGTATGGGATCGTGTTGTGAAAGCACCTGAGCATTGGAGGCGATAGAATGGCAAAGGATATAAGCGTAACTGGTTACAAAGGGCATCACGATACAGGATTAGACGAGCGCACCGCAACAATTGCGCAACTGATATATAACAATATCCCCTTTGTGATCAATGAGGCATTAAAAGCAATACGCAAGTGGAAGGTTACGGATCACGACATAAAAGAAGATATGGTGCAGTCCGGCTTACTTGCAATTATTGCACCAGCACACAAGTATGATGGTTCTCGTGGGGTCAAATTCATCTCTTTTGTTAGGCATCATGTGTGGCGTGGTATGCACAACACGTACTTGTTTCATCAGTATTCGGGTATGGTAAAATTCTCTCAGTATCGGGCTGAGTGGGATATTACAAATTTGCAGGTTGAAACGGGATGCACAAGAGAAGAGGCAGTAGACTCGTTTGTTGCTAACGGATCTAAGCATGTAGGCAACACACATAAGCTGGGCACATTTCCTCATGTATTCTCAGGGGTTGTCAAATTTGACGCTGATGGGTATGAAGTAGATGCAACTGATCTGCCATCAGAACAGCAATGGAGAAGCGCGGAAGAGATGGAGGTAAGAGCAGAAGCAAGTGAACTGTTGTCCAATATTCCAGAGGGCAGGGATAAGGATATGTATGTGCGCCACGTTATGTACGGTGACACGCTGAAAGGCATAGGAATTGACTATGGTATTTCAAAGGAAAGGGTAAGGCAGATATGCGAAGAGATAACAAAGAACTTAAGGGGCAAAGTATTACAAGATCAGCGTGTGTCTGCATTGTTATATCGGTTGTAGCTTTTTTGATTCATGCCTACCGTGTAGGGTGTAAAGAAGAGTTATTAAGAGACAGCTATTAAGTCTTTATCATCACACAGTTCACAGAGCATCTTTGCAAGGGTGTCCACGTCTTTCTCGTGGGCATCTTTGTATATCTGCCGAAAATATGCCCACGCACCCTCATTTACTGATGACTCCAAAGCATCGACGATGATAAGTTGATTCCACATGAACAGGTGGGCAAGTTCGTGTGCTATAGTGCGCCTTAGCTCATCGAATGAGGGTATTGTCACTGACAGTTCTATGGTGGCACGCTCACGATTGTCCACAGGGGTCACAGAGCCATACACATCCACTTCTGTATCGTTCTGCCAATACCAGTTCACCTCCCACTTTCCGAGCCACAGACGCGCTGTAAATCGCTCTACAAGCATATCAACTACTTTGTCATCAAATTTCATTTATTCATCCTCTGATAAGGTCGTGTGCCCCACACCAGCACATCGCCTTCAAAGCGGTAGGGTGCTGTGATCACTTCTGGTGCGTCTAACTGTTCACCGTCCAAACTGTAAAAGAGGGCCGTGAGCACATCTGCACGATCTCTTGCCCACTGACCACGCCATTCACCGGACTTGTCAACAGAGATGATGGTGCGATCTTCATATATAGACAGTTCTACCTGTCCCGATACCCACTCACCGAGCAACCGTTCATCAACAGGCTTTGTCGGTAATGCACAGGCAAGCATTAGCAGTAAGGGTGCAAGTCTTATTGTTCTCATCGTATCAATGCTCCAATACAAGCGTAGGTTGCGTGGGCACGACGTGTGCCTTACCTCTGCACGGGACACGCTCAAAGTTCACCCATCCATACCCATTCACCTGCGGTGTAAACCCTTTCTCAATGCCCCATCCAGAACCTTTCTTTTTGCGTGTCTCATCTTTCAATGAGGGGATCTGTGCGTGCCACTGAACACGCTTATACACGTTCCCTTGCTCTGTCAGCTTCTCTTGTGCATGTGGCATTGCCCAACAGTTGTGTGTGTGACCCGTAAGGAACACATCGGCATCAGGATAGGCACCTGCACGGTATACGACATGATTCACACCTTTAGTAGCAGGGGCAGCACCACCATATCCGTGATGCACCCACACTTTAGGGTATGGGTTGCGTGATGATTTAGAGTCCATCTTGTAGATGATATAGCCAGAATAGTTCATATGATTAATGGCGTATCCGGTCTTGTCGCGTAACTTGCCGATGACTGCTTCTACGAGGTCTATGTCACAGTTCTTGAGCACAACAGTTTCGTGGTTGCCGTCGAACCACGCAATGATGTTTTCTGCATAGGGGAGCAAGAACTCAGCAAGCTCATCAATGAGATGGTTGAGGTATCGCATGTTTTCAGACATGTTGCCACCCCTGCTTCTGCGAGGGTCATTGCGTGTCTGCATTACATCCATCATATCGCCACCAAAAAGAACAGGGTGCCCTTCGCACTTTGCCTTGCGTAAGCCACCCTCAAATAAATCTTTGCGACACTTATCACTGTCAAAGTGCTGATCAAACATAGCAAGTGTCTTATGTTGCCATCCTACTGCGCCAATCTTTCCTGCGTCCAACTGTAACACATACTCATTGATGCGTTCAGTCTTGAACATTAATGCCTCCGTTTGCGCCTTTTCTTTCGTTCAAAGCCGAGAGACTCAATAGCCTCACGATATAGGTACAAGCGATCTTCCATCTTCTGACCTTGCACCTCTGCTTTCTTTGCAATACTTTGGATCTTCTGCGCACGATTGGTGATCTTTTGGCGTGTTCGCCCATCTGTTATGTCCTCAGCAATTTTCTCTAACTCTTGACCAATCTCTGCCAGATGCCAATGCATTGCACATATGTGCTGATACCTGTTGCCACGACGCCCGAATGTCATGTTTTGTAATAGTGCCACAACACACCTTGCGGTTTGTCAGTGTCATTGTCAATGTGGATGAAGTTTCTGCCGATGCCTATGCGCGTAAAGTATTTTGTGGCCTCTTTGATGATCTTAAAGCGCATAGTAGATGTTATGCACTTGATGTCTACGGCATGACCGACAATGCCCTCACCGTCATCCTTGTCAGCAGGAACGTGGGAAGAGTTTTCAACCCCTCCAACAGCCTCGTTGTGGGCAGAACATCGGACACCCGACTCAATAGATAGGGGAGCACCGACAGCGTCTCTGATGAGCTGTAAAGCGTTCACAACGTAATGGCTCATCTTGTCATCACCACAGCAGGGGCAAGCAAACTCGCTACGGCTAAAGTTTTTTGTCATATCACCCATTTTCATTTACCTTTTAATAGGTTTATCTCGCGCATAATATTTTTTACACGCTCATCCATAACAGGATGTCCAGATATGCTGACGTGCTCTCTGTGGTATCGCTCAATACGATCAAGACGTGCAGATATTACCGTTACTTTTTCTGCCATTAAAGTAAGTGTCACATGAAATGAAATATAAGAAGATGATGCACCTACAATGAGTGCCACAACACTTGGCAATATTGCTTTGACAAACTCATTTCTATCACCATTTGACATCTATATCATCCTTTGTAGCGATCCACCAATATGTCCGGTAGCATAGGGAGAGGTTTCTCTATTGCATGTTCAGAGAGCTTTGTATTTGCTATCTGTATTCTGGTGCCATTTATAAACTTTTTCTCTGTGTCTATGCAGTAGAGGTAAAAGGTCGTTTTCAACAGTCCACATCGTGCTATACGTGCAGGTTGCTGGTCTAAGATGACAACATCATCGTGGTTGAGGTCGCTACCTATGAACACCATCACGCCTGCTACAATATTCTGTATGCTATCTCTAAATACCATTACAACGAAAGCAAAGAATATCACGTAGAACCATTCACCAAAGAGCACCGACAGCGTGGCTTGTTGCTGTGGTGATATGGGCAATGTATCCACTACACAATAGCCTTTATTGCATAGATAAACTCACGCAGCTCACGCCACGCAGCTTTGGCATCGTCATCCAAATCTTTATACTTCTCTTCCATAACCTTGACAGCTTCCACAACATCTCTGCCTTCATCAATAGCAATTTTTACCTTTGCATACAGGTCTAAGCCCTTCTTGATCTTGCCAATAAATCCAAACATCTATGCCTCCTGTGGATCTGTTACCGTTGACGGTGTATCCACTTCCTGTGCGGCAAGGTCTGCCAGCCACTCTCTATATACAGCTATTTGACCTGCCATAGCATTTGCATTTGCAAGCGATTGATCTTTTAACTTTTCAGCTTGTTCTATTTTGTCTTGCAATGTTTTGATGTTCACGATGTTCTCCAGTTGTATCAAGAATTTTTAATGGCCTCTTTTTGTTCCAGTGTCTTACTGTTCCACCAAGCATTAACTTGATCATTGCGCAAAATATCAGCCTGTTGATCTGCTGCTGCCTGTGCCACCTGTGCCACCGTGAGACCCTCTTTTTCTGCCTCAGAATCCACGGCTGCTGCGCGTGCACCTTCCAGTGTAATTGTTAAATCTGCCATATTATTTAAGCTCCTTGTAATTGCATTTCAAGTTGGTCTATGCGATTTGACATCTGTACCATTCCAGACATCAAAAACCACGGCATCTTATTCATACTTGTAAACAGTTCAGGTTTTTCGGTGTCAAGTGTGCCGTATGTATTCACAACGCCTAATTTTTCAAGTTTGCGTATGACACCCTTGTCTTTGTGGATGTTTTGCACAACAGTTGCCATAAGCGCAACATCATCGTGCCATTGAACATTGCCTCCGCATTCAGGGCATATGTCGTGCTCTTCTACGTGGTGCCAACCGCAATCATCGCACACGTAGTCAAATGCATTGTCATCAAATGTGCCATTTCCATCAACAGATGTTTGACCGTCAAGTATGCGGATAATATCACCGTCAGTGCCACCACCATCAATATCTGTACTTTCTATGCGAAAGTAGTTAGGCCCACCAGCGTATGACACATTATATTTAAATGAGCCAGCTTCTTGCAGGTACAGGTTTGTTGATGCGCCACTATCGCAATCAACTCGCATAGTTGCATTTCCAGACCCTTCAAGCGTAAACCTGTCAGTGCCACCAACCTCAACAGTAAGGACATCATCGGCACTTGCTCTTATAGAGGTGTCATTATCGGTATCCAAATCTATACGGTTTCCAGTTGTTCCCATATCTATGCCGATGGCAGCATTCGCAGTAATTGTGCCAGATGCCGTAATTGCTGCTACCGTAGTAGCACCAGTAACACCTAACGTAGTGCCTACTGTCAGTGAACTGCTTGCTGTAAGCGCACCGCTAACAGTGAGTGCGTCAGTAAGCGTTAGCGTATTACCACTGGTGTCAATGGCAGCATTCGCGTCAAAAGATAATGTTGCGGCACTTGAACTTATCGTGGTGCCACTTTGCGGATTAACCGCATTTACAGCTATTGTAGACATGTTACTCTCCTTATACGACAGTCCAAGTAGCACCACTCGCTATGGTAATGGTGATACCAGAATCTATTGTTACGGGGCCGAAGGTGCCCCAATTATATGTTGATGTTAAAGTCTTATCTGTGGCTATGGTGGGATCATTTGCGATAAATCTGCCAACAGAGTCATCCGTGTAAGACGTTGCCCATCGAACAGATGATGTGCCAAGATCATCTGTGCTGTCCGTGTCAGAAACAATGTTACTACCCGATGTTATACCTGCCGTAGCTGTCACAGTGTCAGTGAGTGTTGACGTTCCACTGACGCTCATATCACCCGTGATGATCAGCTTGTCAGCACTCTCATCCCACAGCATACTCTTGCCGGATGTAGCACCAAAGAATTGCACATCATAACCTGTGTCATCCACGCCGACAGTAACCGTGTTAGACAGTTGTGTTGCCGATGTGAACGTCTTTGCACCTGTGATCGTCTGCGCGTTCTGCATTGTGACAATGCCATCAGCAGAGGTGTAGTCTACGTTGCCTTCATCAATTTGCCCGTTGAGCACAGCAATGATGCCGTCGATGTCAACATTCCACTGTGTCTCTGTGGGTATCTCACCCTGCGAGAATGAGTGCGACCGTGTGTATGTTCCCAAGTTTTATCACCTACTGATTAGTGGGTTGTTGTAAGAGTTGGCGGAGTGCCTCTCTCTGAGCATATATCTTGCTACCTGCTTCTCTGCTTTGGTTTACCTTTGTTAAACGTGGTAGCCCTATGGCATTTAATGCACGAATACCAGTATCACCTCGTGAAGCACCCGATACAGCTATATTTGCAAGCTGATTCAGAACAGAGGGAGATAATGTTTTCGCATAGCTGATCAGTTTTGGATTCGAGGCGATGTCTGCAAGGGGAGTCTTCTCTATCCCAAACCTCTCAAGTAAAGCGAGCACATCTTTGTCAGGCTTTGAGCTTAACTCCCTCGGCTGAAAACCTGCACCGTCAAACTTTAGATTCCGAATGTCCAAACCGAGGGAGTTGCCGACAATAGATGCTACGGGGTTTGAACCTAATACGCCCTTAAAAGCATCAAGAGACAGGTCGTTGATAGGGAGGTCAGCGACAGCATACAAAGGATCATCTTCTGATCCCACTGGCAGTCGTATAGGGATGTTTTCTGTGAAGTAGTCGGGTTTAAGTGGGTCATCATCAAAAGGTGCCTCTGAAGCACGTACAACACGTCCAACACTGTTGAACTTTGACGGCTCACGAGATAATGCATCAATCATTAAGGGGATATTCTTGCGCGACCACGTATAGAAGGGGATGATACGTTTCATAACTTTGCGCTCAAAGTCTGTCAACTCTCCATAGTCGAAGAGATATTTCTTGACACTGAGCATAGCATCTTCTGCCGACATACCACCTTTGCGCTTCTCTATGTAGTGTGCAAGCCGAAAACCATTTTCTATGCCCGTTCCTACAAGCCTATTGAATCGGAGGACGTGTCCGTCATTGCCAAAAACGTCAGAAAACTTGTTACCATCTTTATACGTGTTCTTAGAGATCTGTGCGATCTTCTCATCAACTTCTTCGCGTGACACTTCCTTACCTGCACGTTGTGCAACGTATAACGCTTTCTCAGTGAGAGGGTCTATTGCGCCAACATCATCAATTGCTTTTGCAAAGTCTGCCTCATCAGCATCTTTGAGACCGCGCCTGATATTCTTGCGTACCTGATCTTCAATGCGACCTAAATACTCATTGGCGTATAAACCACCACCGAACACACCTAAGTCTTTCGCTTCTTGCAACATTTCAGCATCCGAACCTTTAAGAGATTTTGATGTCAACAACCTCATAGCGTCTGCATGTGCATCCACGCCAACATCTGCGAGGTGGTTCTGAAATGCATTTGAGTATGCGTTGCGTGTGTGGTATCCAAAGGAAAGCAGTTTGTAACCTTTCCAAGGGTTCAGTATTTTATCATATGCTCTGCCCAACTCTTCAACAGTGCCACCTTCTTTAAATACCCCTTGCAACTTGTTAAGCTCTTCAACGATGTCATTAGGCAACAACCATCCAGCACCATCTTCGTCAAGTCTGAATGGTTTGAACCCTTCTTTTGCAATGGGTATATCATCAACAATCTTTTCTGCGCCGAAGGCAGGGTCTTTGATGACAATATCAAGCAACCGTTTTGTAGCTACCGACCTGTTGTGCAACAAGCCACGCTTACCAGCAAGCATAGAAATATCCAACTCGGTAGGGAGGCCATTTTGCAATCGCTCTACGGCATCATCGAAGGTGCGTTCTTTTTGAAATTTTTGCTGTATCTCTGCGTCACCACGAACTTTTCTTGCCTGTGGTGTTATATCTCTCTTCTGCACACCCAATGCATCTATGATGTCATCGGAACGCTTTTCACCTGTGCGTGTAACGGGGCCAGATCCAAAGATGTATTCATCAACAAATTGTGTAGGAGAGAGTGCCCCTGCTTTTTCTTCTGCACTGAACCATTCAGTAAACAGTTCACCAAATGCCTCTGTGCGTGCTTCAATCTCTTGAGCACGTGAGGGGTCTGCATTTGATATTTTGCTCACAGCTTTCTTAAGGGCATCTTTGTCTCTGAAAAACGCACCCATAGCAACAAGTTCTTCAGCATTTAAACCTGCCGATAACTCTATCACTTTTGCTTGTATGGCTTCAAGCTCTTGATCTGCAACTGCAACAGTTTTAGAAACCTCTGCGCGAAACTTATCAGTAGCACCTTCCGCCACATCACCCTTACGTTCTGATTGTCGCAGATTCCCAAAGGGTGAGAATTTGTCTCGTATTGTGTTTACAACTTTATTGTCTGCGCCCACAACAGCATCAAAGGCAGGGGAGACCGCTTTGCGAACACCAGAGAATGCTTTGTCAATAACTTTTATCTCACCGAAAGAGAATAAGTCTAACGCGACTTCTGCAAGCATAGCAGTGGCAAATTCTGAAACAGGCCCACCAGCATTAGATGTGTCATTGGTGGGTTCTTTGCCTGATACATAGTTGGCTAAATCATCTGCGTTCTTAAGGAAGGGAATTACAGCAGAAGCAATCCTTGCAGGGTGGAGACCAAACTCTTCACCAACAATATCAGGCAACTGGGCAAGCTCAATAGCCTCATCATTATCCATTGCAGGTATAGCACGCTCAACACCTGCTTTAAACCGGCTGCCAATACTTGAGATAGTAGACATCAGGTCAACATCTTCACCACGCTTTGCTTTACCAGCAGCGCGTATCAATTCAGCATATGGCCCTCCCAACATTGGTGAGCCACCACCTACTAAATCTAATGTTTCACCAAGTATTCCCTTGCTGTCATCTACAATATGGGGCACATCTTTGCCCATTGCCTCAAGTTTACTCTCTCCACGCGCAACCTCTGTTGCAGCACCCTTAAGAGATGTGCGCTGATTCTTGTTTAACTTGTCAGAGTCCAAAGCAAGACGGCGCAATTGGAACACGTTGGGCTTTTCATCTTTTGGTAATGTTTGAGTAGGGTTTAAGCGTGCCTGTCTTTCTTCTTCTAACCGCTTAAGCCTCTCTTCTCTTGTTTCCATTACTCAAGCACCTCATCCAAAGAGTCACCGAAGCGTTCTTTGATAATCTTTACCATTAGAGCATATTTGTCAGGGTCAGCACTTCTAACATCTTCCAAGTATTCTCGCAAGCTGTCATTAGAGTTTGTGCTCTGAAATGCGCGGAGGACTTCTTTCTCTGCTTCATCTTCTAAAGGAGGGGGTGCGTTGCCACCTGCAACAGTGCCCAAAGCAGTCAACACATCGGGTGAAGTGGTTTTGCCCATCTCCCTATTTTGCTCTATGAGATCATTTGCACTTTTCTCAAGACTGATCTTTGCCTTTGCAGCACGGATAAGGTCATTACCTTCTTTGTCTGATCTGCGCTTAAGCTCTTTGTCAATCTCAGTAACACCCTTTGCGTTCACGTTGCCAGCAGACATCCTGATCAATGTCTCTCTCGCTTGCTCCAACTCTTCATCGGTGGCATTAGGGTTTTTGACTGCTTCTTCAGCAGACTTTTTGATCTCTTCTCCACTTCGTGGTGCTGTGGTTGCTTCCCTTGTCTCCGGTGTCTGCGGTGGAGATTGCATTGCAGGGTCAACAATATCTCTTATGGGTTTGCGACTCAGCGTGCCACTGCGTTGTTGCTCTTGCAATGCAGCATTGTTTAACTCATCACGAATAGCGACATACGTTTCAGGGCTGATAGAATCTTTCATACCTTCCAGCTTATCAAAACGCTTTACGATGTCAGATTCCGATCCCACATCACCTTTAACACGGTTAAGTTCTAACTGTTTCATCTTCTCAGCTTGACCCTGCTTAAACAGTTGCTCACTCATTTTAAAGCGTGCTTCTTCTCTGCGTGCCCGTTGCTCTTGCAACTCTTTGCGCCGACGTTCTTCTTGCAAACGCTTGCGATCATCAATGCCATCAGCAGCGCCACCACCGAGGGAACCTAACACTTCTAAGAAAGAGGGCATATACTCACATCATCCTTTGCTTGTGTTTGCTGCGACAGCACCAGCAGGGCCACCCGTCACATACCCGACTGCCGTGCGTGCTACCCTACCAATAATGTCAGACCAGAAACTTCTATCGCTATCAGATTTCGCTTGGTTGAATTGATCCCTTGCCAACTGCAACTGTGCTTCCAATTGCTTGTTGCGTGAGTCTGCTTCTTTCTCACGGACACCCAAGTCACCGATGCCGAGCATTTGGTCAAGCGTCTGTCTGCCACCTTGCACCTGTGCATCTAAGTCTAAGCCACCTTCACCGAGGTTAAAGCCGGATTGTAAGTTGCCAAGTCCCAATGCTTGCTCAATGGCACGGTCTCTACGTGCTTCTTGATTGCCCTGCAATTGCAAACGCTCACGATTCTGTGATTCACCCAACTGACCGAGCACATTTGCTGTGTCACCATCACCTAAGATGCCCAACCTGTTCAACTCTTCAAGTTGCTGGTCTTTGCTCCTGTTTTGTTGCTCTTGCAAGTCTGCAAGCTCAAGCTCTGATGTCGCTTTGAACTGGTCATCTTGTAACACATTGTTGAGGCGTTGCTCTAACGTGCTAAACATAGAAGGTGTATTGACGTTCTCGTTAAAGCTGATGTCATCCTGTCCACCTCTTAGCCCTGCCAACACATCACCGATGCTTTGGCGTGAGCCGACAGCATTTTGAATATCTTGTATGCCAAAGCCAACATTAAGAGGTGTTCCAGCATCACCAAATCGTGCGCCCAATTGTTGATTTACCACATCACCAAATCCACCGAAATCAGATTGCAGTGTAGACAAGTCACCTTGCAAGCGTTCAAGACCAAAAGTGGCATCGTTAAGTATGCCCCTGATGCCACCGAGCCCCGTGTCAACGCCAGTTTGCAACTGTCGCAAAAGATCACCTTGCGCGCTAAACCTGTCATTGATGCCACCGAGTCCCGTGTCGATACCTGCCAACCGATTGCCCAATGTCTGACCATTAAACTGAGCACCTGTTAATGCTGATTGAATATCACCTTGCGACAAGCGAGGGTCAAAGCCACCTTCACCTCTGATTGCATCAATGACACCGGAAGCAGACAAATCATTTAAGCTGTTGATCTGGCTACCCAAACTGTCAAAACGTCCACCTAATCCCTCAAAGTTGTTGGTGATCTGAGTTCCTAAATTGGTAAGTAGACCCCGTTGACCTGTTTCCAATCCACCGAGGCGATCAGTAATGGAACGATCACCTGTGCCAAGTATTGAGTCGATACTGTTGAAGCGCGTATCAAAGTTTGGCGTGTTTACTGTCACATTTGGATTGATGCGACTTGATAGATCACCTATGAAGTTCTCATCTCTCAGCATATTCATAAAATCATCAGGGGAGAACGCTGTGCCACCTATACTACCAGCACTACCCACACTTCCAACTCCAGTGTTAGAATTGCCACCTGTGCGCTGACCAATATTTGGGTTGCGCAACAGATCTTCAAATGTGATGCCATCTGCATTTCTGCTACCATTCAGTACGTCAACAGGGGCACGCATTGTCGGTTGCATACGTGGGCCACCCGAATGCACTTCTATTTGATTGGGATCTGGGCCATTTTGAGTGACATTGCCGAGAAGGTTGCCATTAGCATCTCTGGTGAAACCGTGGCTATCTCTGAACAATCCCTGTCTGCGCTCTATCATCCCCTGCAAATTGACACTGCCATCAGGGTTGTATTCTGGAAAACGAAACTGTCCTTGCGTTTGCATCTGATAGGGATCGGGCACAAACACTTCATCACCACGCACCTCGCTGACACTGCCAAAGTCACCGTTAGGATCGTTCACAGGCACAGCAGGGCGACGCAACGGTTGAGGTGCTTGCATCGTCTGCGTAGGCGCAAGTTGCTGAGGGGGAGGTGTAGGGTCTTGCATTGCCGGAGCAGGAGCAGGAGGTGGAGGGGGTGGAGGAGGAGGTGTGCCACCATTTGCAGGAGACCAACCGCTATTCTTTATAAAGCTGGTCGGGTCGCTCTTGTAACTGTTAAACTGGTCTTGAGTAAACCCTAAGCCTCCACGCTGACTGCTCATCCAGTTATTAAATTGCTGTCTCTGTTGTGATGTGTATGCCACCTAAGCTACACCAGCCCTTCGTGATCGTGTTACGCCAATGCTTCGGAATATGTTTGTGATCTTACGGACAATCATCTTCTCGCCACCATTGCCATTTCTAAACTTTATCTGTATGTGAGGGCCATATCCCGTAAGGGGCAGGTCACTGTTTGCTACCAAGTCATTACCACCGATTACTGATACGCCTATTTGAAAAGTGTCACCGATAGCATCTAAGCCACCTGATACCGTAATAGATCCTGTGCTACCAACAGACTGAGGATTTGAGTGTGTAATCGACAGTTCATAGTTGCCCACGACATCATACGATACCCGTGTGAACAACCAACGCACCTGTGACGCTTCGTGATCAGGTGCTCTTGATGATGTCGTTCCCCAAGCATCTACTGCACTCGTTACTGATCCGTCATCATCATCAATATTTGTTCCTGCATGTGTGTGGACATATCCATCGTATGACCCTGCATGTGGCAAGTCGTTGATGATGTCTCCACTTGCACGCTCAACACCTGTAAACGGGGGATACCATATCTTCTGGCGATAGTTGAAGATGGCGATGTGGTTCATATTTGTTTGACTGGCACCGTGTGGCAGAAAGAACCACACCTCATCGCGTGCTTCATATACAAAAGAGAAAGCATTGCTAAGTGCTGATGTGTTGATGTTGTTCCAATACCGATCACCGTCTAATGCCTGAGATATTTTTGTGCTCGACTCACCATCAAAAGCGTATATGCCATTGCTACGCACATACACTTGCACCTCTCCGACACCGCTTATTGTCACCGTCTGTATGCTTCTTCCGGCAACAGTGCCTTGCGCTTTCTTTGGCAACCGTCGGTAAGGGACTGTTGCATTGCCCGTAGGCACCAGAATATTGATGCTGTCCTTCGTGTGGATAGCGAGAGAATCCCCAAGACGTTTCAGCCCCGTTACTGTCTCTCCAATATTGTAGAACGCTGTCGCATCCCACGTTTCTATGTCTCCGACATCTGATCTCCATACTCTCCCTGCGCTGACGTTCAAGTTGCCAGCAAATGCTCTGTTATCAAAAAACTCCCAATGCTTTGCTGTGGTGAACCTGCTGTCTACATCTAATGTGGCAAGGTTGCCACCTGCTGCTGTCCACTTGATAATCGTGTCACCACTGTTGCCATTATGCCCTATGAGTGTGCCGTCAGCATCTACGAGTTCGTAATACTGATTTGCTGTCAGCGTAGCAGAACCGCTACGATCTGTCCACGTACCAGACACGTTCTCATAGAACTTATCACCGACCATTGCATACTCACGCTCAGACGATGCACTAAACTGATGTTGCCCCATTGCTGTGACAGTTGCACCACTGTTTAACTGTGTATCTATGAACGGTTCTGTGTTGGGGCGTTTCTCTGCGCTGCCGTCAGGGTTTATTCTGATATTCTGCCCATCATACAGCGTGTCTACGGGCATATCATCAGCAGGACGGCTAAAGTCTACGCCACCATAGAAAGGGCCGTATACATGTGGGAAAGCGTTGTTCATCCTAAAGTGTCCACCTCAAAGCCGAACCGTCCAGCATTTAAGTCTGCACGTCCAAAGCGGTATATACGATTGCCATCTGTGACATCGCCATCTACTGCTATGTTCTGCTCAATAGATCCTTCAAAAAGACTCAGCTCTTGCGCCTCACCTTCTAAGTCACCGAGTTCACCTTTGTAGCGAGAGGCGATATAATGGATCATTGCATTCTGTGCCCACGGTGGCATCGTCGCTGCAAGGTCTGCGGCATCATCTGAAGAGGTCTTATCAGCAATGAATGCGTAATAGCGGTATGATATTGTCGTTGCAGAGTCATCGGGTAGGGGGTATAGGTCTACTTCCCACACACCCGATGAGGTGTCTATGCCCGTGACATATACTGCACGGGGGTCTCCGGTCTCATCTCTGTCAGGGTCAAGTGTGTCTACCTCTTCAGGGTCTACCATTTGCATAGGTGCATCGTAGGATACATTTACAAATGACAGGGGTCTCATCACATCAGATGCCAAGTCATAGCTGCGCTGATCTTGCACAGTGGTAAACGTGGTGCGCTTGAACAGCCACCGAAATGCTCTGCGCGTGCCCAAGTCTTTTGTTCCCGTGTTGAAATAGTCTCTTGCGTTGCTCAGATATACAGAGCTGGACTCATCAAGTCCGACACGTCGCAAGGCAAGCTGTAATACTTTTGTCAATGTCAATTAAGAACACATCCTTACAGGGCACTAAAGTCAGCAAGTGTGGCAGTCTTTGTCGTGCCACCACTATCAGTAAGTTTCACTTTCAAATCACCCGTTGCAGAATCCATCCACATAACTGCTTCGTTGCTGTCGGGATCAGCAGGGGTGTCGCTACGTGCAGTAATGGTGATGCCTTCAAAGGTGAGAAGGGTGCCATCACCCGAAAAGCTCACAGCATCTATATGATTCTCTTGTGCCATTTATAACCTTGCCGTAGCGATCATCTCTTCAAGTTCACCATTGCTCTTGTTATCCCACGATTCCACTTTGCCATCGAGCCATTGCTGGTGATAGGCATATACAGCATCTTCACCCATATCGACAATGTGCTCAGGAGGCACAGGCAAGAAACCTTCTGGCTGTGTGGAACCACCCGTAGCAAGAGCCATATTTTTCACTTCTTCTTCTGTGACACGCTTTTTGCGTCGTGGAGCAGGGCGCGTAGCAGGAGAAGCACCGAGGGCTTTTAAGAAAGTGGCCTTTTGCTCATCAGTCATCTTAGTGGCAAGAGCCATCAGCGCATCGGTAGGGTCTGCTTCAGGGGCAGAAGGAATGGGTAGATCATTCTGTTTTTGCTTTGTAGCTGTTGCCATTGATTACTCCACAAGTTTTAAGAGGGGAGAGCTGCTACAAACAGCTCTCCCCATCAGGTTATACGAACTGGACAGCACAGGTTACAGGCGAACCGGCATCATCTGCCAGTGCATAGGCAAAGACGAGGTTCTCTTCACCTGCTGCCATTGTATCAGCTTCACCGTCAACGGTGTGACCAATGATGGCTTCACCAGCAGCGACAGAGCCGTCAGAGCGCACTGTGCCGAAGGTGCCCGTTTCAGGGATTTGCACCCACGCATACGGAGCAACGGAGATGTCCACAGTGCCCAATGCAACAGCACCGACCATAGCAGACAGGCCAGAGCCACCCGTATAATCAGAGGTTAACTGTGTACCCGTTGTGTTGGCAGGGTACAAGACTTCGTTTACTGCCACATCCTGATCGACGATCTCCACGAACTTATACTTCTTACCATCTTCGTACTTGATCTCTCCGACATCAGCGATGCCTTGTGAAGAAGCTGCTGTGTACACATCTGTCAGCGCACCTCCACTAATACCACTTAATGCAGTACCCACTAACAATCACCTCCCTTTTAGCTTAATGTGTGACCTACGCCCAATCGACGTGAGTTATTGGTGACGAACTGACAACCGAGAACCACGAAACAAACTTTTGCAAGTTGGTTATGAGGTTCTTTGAAGGGTGTCTTTGCGAAGTTCAAGCCTTTTTGGATCTTGAGCTTGATGAAGTTGCTGTTCAAGCAATACATCAGTGCAGCACCGCAGTCGCGGTCATACCATACGGGCTTGCTGTTAAACGAGAGCTTGCCATCACTGCCGACACCATTACCACTGCCCAATTCAACACGGGCATATCCTGTACCATTCAAAATGTTCTGGTACTGACTGTAATAGGTCAGAGGCAAGATTTGTCCATCGGGTTGCGCGTTGCCGGAGGAACTGTTATTGAACAATGTGTTCCAGTTCTTCAAACCCGTATAAGACGGTGCAGAGGCAGCATCAAAGTCGCCCATACTCTGCGACTGATTTGCCCACCAAGCCTCTGAGTTACGGCTAATACCACCAACAGTGTTGGTAGATGTAGCAGCGACCAAATCTTGCAAGCCGAGAATAGACTTGCCAGATTGTGCAGAGAACAATGCAGCATTTACAGCATCGCGGATTGTGGACATCGACTGTTCAGTTTTTGCTACCAACAATTTCTTTGCGGAGTCAGCAGCTTGAGACTCTGTTTCTTCCGTCAATGAAATGGTGATAGGAACAGCGATGTAGCGCCACGGGTAGAAAGCTGCTGTGATGCCATCGACAGCGTTGGTGTTGAGAGTGTCATAACCTTCAAACCATTCTGCCGAGTTTTTGCCATACAGCAAATCTTCACGAATCTCTTTGCCACCGTTTTCTACTTCTACGCGCCCACTCTTTCGTAACCACTCAAGGGTGGGGTATTCATCGAAAATATTATCGGTAAGACGTTTGCGATGGGTACGCATTGTCAGCGTCCACGCTGCATCCCACGTTTCAGTTGTACTTGTTGCAGCCAACGGTATTCACCTCACTATTATGCGAATCCGAGCTTTTGCATCTCTGCCACCAGATCGTCATCAGACATCTGTTGCCCATCGTTGCCACCGTTTGACATTATCCCTCCGTTGGGAGGTGTAGAGACTTGACGTTTTGCATCTGCAATGACCTGTTGCTCTTTCTGAGCCAACTGTTGCGACTGTTGCACCTGCACACCAGACACCGCTTCATATGCTTCTTTTACGGTGAAGTTCTGCCCCGTGCGAGGGTTCGGTGTCGCAATGAGTGCTTTTATCTGGAGACCATATTGGTCGAGCTGATCGCCATAAGCATCGCGTGCCTCTGTAACCTGTTGTTGCAGGGCAGCCTGCTGTTGCATCTGCCTCTCTTGCACCATCTGCTGTACCATCTGTTGCATTTCCTCAAACTGTGAGAGCTTGTCATTGATCGGTGCTATTTCGCCACCAATCAGTTCTTTCACAGTATCCACTGCTGCGCGTTGTTCCGGTGTGAGGTTTGCAAACTTGTCATCGTCAGAGGGTTTCATTCCCTCACGGACAGCATTTGTGAGCACTTCAGGTTTAAAGGCTTGCTGTTGGTTCTCTTGCAACTTCTGCAATTGGTTCTGCAAGTCTGTCTCTACTCGCTGAGTGTTTGCACGCAAATCCTTAGCGAGTTTTTGATAACGCTCCACAAGTGGCTTATGTGTTTCGGGCACATCGTCCAGATTTGTCCTTAGCAGGTCTACGCTCGAAGGGTCAAATTCTTGTGAACTGTCATTTGTCGCGTCAGTCTGTGGGTGTTGCTCATCCGTCTGAGAGGCTGCTTCTTGAGTATCGCTTGTGAAGTCGCCAATTAAATCCGCGGCAAATCCATCATCAGCGAGGTCATCAGCAGGTGTCTCATCGGCTACTGCAAGGCCACCATCTTCCGCCATTTTGTGTCTATCCTTGTTAAAGGTTAATTGATTACTGTTAAACTCGTTAAAATAAGGGTATAGTTTGTCTTAGGATGCTTTCTGTATGATCTTCTCAGCATCTCTGTCAAGCATTGCATCAGCTTCTTTGAGGGCATCTTTTTCGTTTTCACTGTCTAACCAGTAAGCATTATCAATGACACGCTTGCCCTGTTTCTCTTGCTTCCACGCCTCATGCATTGTCTCTTCGTTGACGGGCGCGCCACCAGCTTTCCAGTCGCCCTCTGTGGCACCGATCATCTTGAGCTTTGCCTTTTTATCATTTGCAGATGTGTATGTCATACCTGTCTGCGGATCGTGGTAGGGGTATCCACTGTCTGAATATCCTACGATGTGCTCAGAGAAGTCTTGCTCCATAGGCTCATCACATACGGGGCAGGTGATCTGCTTAGGCAAGTCATCCAATCGGTAATACTGATCTCTGAGTCTATGGTCATTGTCACACTTAAAGTTGTATACTGGCATTACAGTGCGTTAGCCTCCACAGCTTGATTTTGCACGACGTTAGAAACTTTCTGAGCATTTGAGCGCACCGTGCCCATAAGACCTTGTGCGTTAGATGCCTCTGACGGTCTGGACTGTCTGCCCCGTGTGCCACCTTCTTGCTCAAGCAATTGCTGGTGTACTTGGTTATGCTGTTCAATAACTTGCACGATGACCTGTTGCGTCTGTGGGGGAGCCTGTTGAAACTCCGGTGTCTGAGCAATTTGGTCGATATCGTGGATGCGCATATGTGTGGCGTGGTTCTGCCCTGCCTGTGGGGGTATAAACTGCCCACGTTGCAGATATGCCACATTCTCCATCTGTGCGAGACCTGCTGCGTCGGGGTCTATCTGCGTTTGCAACAGCTTATTGAAGTTGACCTTGCGGAAAGCACCACCGAGCAGTTGTGTGACCACTTCTTGACGGTCAATAGGTATCGGTGATGTGATGAGTCGGTCATACAATGCCAACGTATCATCACGCTCAAGCTGCTCATTGAGCACTTGCATACTTGCTGCGTCTACCTCTATGGAGTATCTAAGACCGTTAAACCACGCATCGTCAATGACAGCGTTGAGGGTCGGCTCACCATTGCGGCGTATTGCTACGGCAAAGTCTGTGGGTCTGTACCTAAAATCTGACCACATCGCCAATAGCGACTCTGTTGCCCACTTATAAAATCCTGCTATGGGCACCTGCATCCATTCCCTGTTAAGCTGTGCATCTGTTGCTCTTACGGCTGCCTCTGTTGCTGTTCTGCCAGATGGGGGAGACACTTCTATGATCTGCCCCTCATAAGCCATTGCATCACGTTCTACCTGTATCTGATCAGCAGGAGCACCACCGAAGTCGAGAGGCACCAAAGCGCGGTCAGGATCGTTCATCCACAAGATGTCACCATCTTTAGACTTTGACAGGTTATTAGGCAGTTGTGGGTCTTGACGCTTCTCACTCTTGCGCCCTGCTATGATCCTGTTGAATCGTTTTAACAGGTCTGTGCGTCGTGACATCGACTCTACAATGATCTGCTCAACAGCCTCTTCATATGCCATCATAGGAGTAGGCCAAAACTGATCGCTCATATCGAAAGCAAATGAGTAGTAGGGGAACCCACCACGCAGGAGATATGACTTTTTCGGTGCAACAGCTACGACACGCTCTTTTTGTGTGACAGGATCGAGTTCTACTTTTTTCTCCACCTTGAGCATTGGGTGGGGGATGTCCTCAACAGGTTGCTCTATGCCATTGGCAAATACGATGCGCTTTCTGTGTACCCTGTCATGCACTTCATAGAGCATGACCATTTTTGTTAGGTCGCGTTGCTTGCTCTTTATCCGGTCATCACTGCCCTCATCACCACTGTCACCGTCGTTGTAAAGGTTTGTGAGGAAAGAGTCTTGAAATTCTGGATTCTTCTGTGACAGGGGCTTAAACTGATTCTTGAACTTCTCAAACCGTGCATCCGATTTAACAAACTCTATGGGCACGATCATCCGTTCTATCAGGTATTCAGCAGTTCCGAGCTTGTGGGGGCTTGCAAGGGGGTCTACGATGATGTTGCGAGGGTCTATGCGGTGGATATATGGGAAATCTTCTAATATGTCATCGTGAGACACATAGGGCATGACAGCATCGTCACCCTGTGGGTTGTAGCCAATCTTTAAAAAGCCACGCCCACAGAACAACGCATCAAAAGCAGACTGGTGGATCTCTTCTTTGATACCCATCGCTTTGAAAGCATTGTTGACAGCACGCTCAATGACTTCTTCGGCATTGTTATACGCATCAAGTATCTCACCCTGATCAATGGCAGCGAAGATGCGTGGGTAGTTGTATGCGATAGAGGCAATGAGTCTGCGCACAAGAGGGTAGAAGCGAGAGATCTTCTGCACCTGATCCTCTTCGAGTCCTACCACTTCAAAGTCGAGGTTGTAGCGTTCTTGTAGACGATCCCATTCCTCACGCTTGGGCTTCATCCACTTTTCGCCATTTTCAATGACCTCACGCCATTTTTTTACTTCTGCTTCCTTCAAATGCCCACCTGCTTAATTGTTTACAGTTAAACTGATTAAATAGTAGCGGTGCTATGGGATGGCACAATTGGGATCACTCGCGCTACCAATCTTAAAAAGATACTTTGGGGTGAGTTACAACACTTACATCTTTAATTTTTACAAAATGTGAATCGGGCAAAAAATACATCGTTCCACCAATATCTATCTCATAACCGCACTTATTGAACGATTTCTGAGCCTTACCCCTTCAAAACGTGGCAACGGGTTCAATGCGCACAACGAGGTCACTGATACGTATAGGTTTCAGGGGCTTATCATCGTCGTCTTTAAGGGTAGCACGGTATTCGTTATGCGAATCAAGCACCTCTGATAAGTTGAGGGTCATCTTCAGCGCATCATCTGTTTCATCTGTGAACGTGCCCAACCGTTGCTCAATTAGTCGTTCATCAACAGGTACTTTATCGTCTGTGTCTACAACGTAGATATTAACAATGCGATTCATGCTACCCTCCTTATCAAGTGTTATTGGTACGGTGCTATATTTCCATTGATATGGTTTAAAAATGTCGGTTGCCGAAGTGTCGTATACTCCACGCGCTTCTTTTACATTGAAATCGCCAAACATTTGCGCGTTAAAGTGATCATACCTTTTTCTATTAGCATCTTCTATTTGCTTGTTTATTCTCTATGAAAAACTCATAGTAGATGTCCCATACGTCATTGTATCAAATGCCATTTTTCCTCCGCTTACATCGCCAATGCTTCTAAGTTGCCATCGCGTGCTAATTTGAGGACGTTAGAGCCTAACTGTGGGTCTGTATTGGCACGTTCTACTGTGCCGCCATATGGAGACCACGTTTCATCTAAGATGCGCCCCAACAGGCTGAGTGTGTCTACAAAGTCATCGTGTTTACCGGCAGGGAAGTGTAGCATCTCGCTTACTGCATCGTCAACCCAATGGGCGTGGCGAGGAAAGTATACCTTGCCCATAGATGTGCGCCCTCTGATCGACTGGGCACGTTGCGTCTTGCTTCCTATGGACGGCAGAGCAGTGATGTTGCAATAAGTGTTCGTCTCCGTCATGCGCTGCCGTAAAAAGGGGCCAACGCTTTTCTCTATCTGCCCTGCTTCTCCTACCCACTCAAAAGGACGCCACTCATTCATCATCGCTATCTGAGCGTTTACCCACTCTTCTGTCCCTGCTTGCTCACGGTATACGTCTAAAATGTATATATCTGCATTCGGGTCTACACCGAATATGGTGTGAACGGTGTAGTCGCCACCTTTTTCAGTGACAGCATAGTCGGAGGTGGCATAAATGGTCAGATTTTCAATGGCAGGACGTTCATCGTAATATTTTATCCAGTCTTTGTGGAAAAAGTCACCCTCATCAGGTGTCGGTTTCTGCTGATATAGCGCAGACCAGAACCGGTTGCCACTGCCAGATGTTAATACCGTCCTAACCTCTTCCAACCTGCTCAATGGATACCTGTTAGGCCACAATGCCTCACCGATCTTACGCCCCACAGCATCGTCATCACTATCACAGATGGCAGGGAGGGAGATAATCGTCCACTGCTCACCATCTTTTTCCATCACATCTAACAATCTGCCGGAGAGGTCGTCCTCATGCCAACGTGTCTGAATAACGCATATCGCAGCATTAGGCATCAATCGTGTGGTGGCAACAGTTTTATACCAATCCCACACTTTATCACGGACAAGCTCGCTATCAGCCTCTTCAGCATCTTTTACAGGGTCATCAATCAAGAAGAGGTCTGCACCGTGACCCGTTGCGCCTCCCTGCACACCTACTGCAAGAAAAGAGCCTCCGTGATTGGTATGCCAGCGATTAGCAGCCTGAGAATCAGTAGCGAGTTCAACATTAGGAAATAATTGACGATATTCGTCAGTTTGTATAAGGTTGCGAACTTTTCTACCAAAATCTCCGGCTAACTGCGCAGCATATGACGATGTAATAATCTGGTGCTCAGGATGTAACCCCATATACCAAGCAGGGAAGCGAATAGAACAGATCTCACTCTTACCGTGCCGAGGGGGTGCAAATATCATCAACCGCTTAATCTTGCGAGTAGCCAACGCTTCCAGCTTGCGACAAATCAACTTGTGATGCTTCGCTGCGTCATAGCGCGGAAAAGTATGCCGAATAAAATTGAGCAAGTGCTTCCGCGATTGATATAGCTTTAAAAACTCCAATTCTTCAGCAGTCGGCAAATACTCACCTCACAAAACGCAAATTATATCAAATATGATATAAATATGTGCTTATCAGAAAAAAAGTCAACAAAAAAGATTAATAAGTGGAACTTTTTGATAATAGGTGCGTTTAAATGTTGACAAAATGAACGTATTACGCTATATTTGGTTTACCTAACGAAAACAATATCACTCTGCCAGAGGCCTATCGTGTAAGAATCCAATAATACCGTAAATATGAGACACACCGTGATATGTGGGCGATCACGCTAAACACCACCGACATCGAGTATCCGACAACCGTATGACTCCGAGGGTAACTTTGTGTCTGGTGGTATCGGTTGCCACCAACTAATCCACTGATGAGTGGAACCCCTGCATACTGCATACAAGCTCATCGGTTCGCTACACGCTCTGGAACTGTGCGAAAACAGTTATCGGATGGTGCGTGCATCAATAGGGAGTTATTGGGTTTGCTTACTACACCAAAGGGGGGAACCCCCTGCACCTGCTCCAAGCTATCGGTTCGCAAAAGTCAAAAGCTGCACCTGTTAGACGGATATGCACAAAAAGATTCTAAAAAACGACTACCCTATACGTCGCAAGGCGACAATGCACCCGTGAACACAGATAGCACAGATGCTACACATCCAACTGTAGTTGGAAGCTACACATCCAACTACACATCCATTGATTCAGCAATCTCAGCTAACAATGCCTCCGCTTTCGCATCCGCATCCTTACTGTCCAATTCAACACCACTGTGCTTCACATTGTAATTCGCTACAACTTGTGTCGCACGCATCTGTGGCAACACACGCTCAATTAACAGTTTATTCGCTGCTAACACCTCCTGAACAGTAGGAACCCTCTCATCTATACTCTCACCACGCGCAATAGCAAATAACTCCTTAAATCCATCCGTAGCCTCCACAATAGCCTTCTGAATGCCACGATAGTCACCATTTGCCATTTCCTCCAATACCTGCTCCAATTCCAACTGCTTACGCTGCACTACCGCATTCATAGACACCATCCGCTAATAAGTTCGCGTTTAATAATTGCATAAATATAACAGCAAATCATACCATTGTCAACTTTTATGCTTACCACTGTATACTTATTGCACACAATTGTAGGGTAAAAACATGCAATATGCAGGGGTGCAAAAGTTGCACGTGATGCACTGGTATGCACAGGTTGAAAAGTGGCGAGTTGAAAAGCTGCGACATATTTGGGGGGTGGGGTTATCATTAGCGGAACGCTTTGCTGATCGGGTCGCCGTGCCACTGTGGCATCGGTGCATCGCGTATACGTGCAACCATCCCCACACACCAAAGCATAAAGGAATGACACCTATTATCTGTTTGTGGGGCACTGCGTGCCACTATTGCGCCGAAGGCGTGGAGCGTGGGCGCGTGTGGCTTTGGGGTCGGTTGCAGTGGGTGCATAGGGTGCGTCAGGTGCAACGGGTGCAATGGGTGCAATGGGTGCAATGGGTGGCAAAGTGACAAGGTAAACTATTTTGCACATTTAAGCATAATAACACATAATTTGTCAAGAAAAGTGTTGACATCTATTGGGTAATGTTTTATATTTATTATAGTTGGATACGTTGAAACAGTTAGCCAGTGCAAAGGGTGCACCGGATGCATAGGTCGAGATGGATAACACTTAGCAAAGGGGAACGAGATGAACACGGAAGCAAAGCAGATGGCAAAGTATATTATCATTGATGCGCTAAAGCTGGCAATGTCTGTCACACATTTTAAATCGAGAGCTGAGAACTACGCAGCCGTAAAAAAGATGCTCACCGATAACGAGCTTACACTATCACATAATAACACTTGCAACACTTGAGCAATCGTTCATATGTTACTAAGTAATGATACACGTGCAATATTTGCACACCTAACCACGTAACACACAGCAAAAGGGGCACACAATGACTAATCTTACACTGCCGTCTGTAAACCACGCACTTGTTTCTGATGAATTATATCAAAAGACCATTGGGACATTGACACCTGATATGGACCTATACTATAAAACATGCGTTATACATTTGTGCGATGCCGTATCACGTGGGACCATTTCACCAATGGAAGCGTATGAGGCAATGGTGCAAGAGTATTTTCCAATCAATTTGATCGCTCGCAAAAGTGCATACTCAAATCTACTATAACACACAGCAAAAAGGTTGCACCTGTTCGCAGCAGGTGCAACCCATCAAACGATCACGCTTTATGCGTGTAACTACTCACAGCATTAATATAAAGGGATTACGCTATGACCGCAACTATTACAAACCCACAACGAAACGGACGCAACCACGCAGATAAGAAAGAGACCGTAAGAACGTTAAAGCTTGTGGCCTATTCAAAAGGTGAATTGCACAACCCTATAACTATTAGATGGTATATGGGACGGTCAAACAGCGCATCAACGGTATACTGCTCTATCTGGTGTCACAATAAGCACGTTGATTGTGCTGGCAATGGTTCTGCGTCTGGCTGGGGATACCACAAAGAAAGCGCAGCGTTGGGATATGCAATACAAAATGCTGGCATTAAGCTTGACAAATCTATTGACGGCGTTGGCGACAGTGCAATAAGGGAGGCTGTTGAGGCCATTGCAAAAATGATGGGTTATCGTGGTAAAATGATCATCGTTTAAACAGGGAGCGCACACAATGACACCAGAGCAACTGAAACGCCAGTTATCCGCTTGCATTGCCACATATCGCAACAATGAGGAGCGCATCAAAGCAATAGAGGCAGAACAAGCCACATTGCGCTGGTTGCGTGTAGAACTGCGCAAAATGATAATGGACGCCACTGAGGCACGCTCACACGCAGCATAAAGGGGCACACGATGAACACGCGAACACGCGCACCACCAGAATAATGCACATTGTAGCACCAATGGCAACACCTATGCACTTATATTAGCTTGTAATTATTCACAGATCACCACACGCAAAGGGGCACACGATGGTAGATGCACCAATCATAAATGGACATTGTGTTGTTCAATATGGCTTAGACAAGGAAGGTTTAGCGCTGATAGCTGATGAGGCTGTTAGCGCATACCGATCTTTTGCAAAAGATCAAGACTCAGACCACGCACACAACAAAGCAATTCAACGCACAGTTAGCACAGTACAATCAGAACTCGATAAACTTGGTAAAAGTGACTTGGAGAAAGTATGGGATAAATATATTGCTGCTCAAGATGTGATCGAGAGACTTGAGCATAAGATAGAATTTGGTCAATAGGGGGCTGCCTGTGCCAAAATATGACGGAACCGCGCTTCAGCTTGCTATGAGGGAGCGTGGTTTCACTGTGTCCAGTTTAGCGCGTGCCTGTGATACCACACGGGCCACAATCAGTCGTACACGCAAGGGGCACACGAGGCCCACAAGGGAATTGTGTGCAAAAATGGCTATTGCATTGGGCAAATCTATTGAAACGATGCTGAGCTATTGGTATGACGATGTTATACAAGTGCTTGAGCCGGACAGGGTAACACGTCTTGATGCAGAAATAGCACACTTAACCAAGCAGCTTAAGCGCAAACTGGCACAAAAGAACGGTGTACCATTGAGCGTATACCGAAATAATAACAGTATGCACAGGATGGGATTTATCTATGTCACCGATGAAGAATTGGCGCAACTTGCTGAACAGGTCGCCACCAGAGAACCGTTTACCGATTGTGTGAACGTAGCAGAGTACAGCTTGGGCGAGATTGAAGGGGGCTTTGTGTCCAAATATGAAATCTTACGCAAGAAGGGATAACGTGATGGGTTATGAAATTTTAAATTTGTCAGTAGCAGATATTTACGCATATGTGAAAGTTTGGCATATTCTGTGCGCGACGCTTGTTGTTATATTTGCTTTTTTTATACGTATTGTTTTAAAAGGTGAAAACAAGCCCTAATTGCACCACGCGATGCTAAACTTTGCCCTTGTGCGTGCGTGTGCTCTTGTGTAAATTGCTCAATAATTCGAGCATATTTTTACACTAAGCAGGTGGCTATATTGACAGTTTAAAATGTGTAACGTATTGATAATGCAAGTGTTAAGGCGCACCGTTGCACGCGCCTGCTTCGGGAGCAGGAGGCCGGAGGTTCAAATCCTCTCGCCCCGACCACTTTATTTTTCAATAGGTTACACAAATTAAGCTCTCTATGGTTGCCTGTAAGCAGGTAGGCATAGGGAGCTTTTTTTATGACCATATTAGAAGCATATGAACTCTTCATAATGGACAGGCGTGTCAATGGTGCAACGGAGAAAACGCTATTGTTCTACCGCGACACAACAAAAAAATTTGTGCAATTCTGTGGCGATGGGTGCAATTTACAAGATGCACCTAAGCAGATACAACCCTATATCATTTCGTTACAGGACAGGCAGCTTGCACAAAACAGTATCCACACGCATTGGAGAGCATTACAGACGTTGTGGCGATTTGTATTTGCTGAAGGGCTTGTGTCCGATCTGCCGAAACTGCCGAGAATTGTGGCAGAAGATAAAGAGGTGCAACCGTTATCACCAGCACAGGCATCTGCTGTGTTCGACAGCTTCAACACAAGCGTGTTTGCAGGGCTGAGGAACCGCGTTCTTATGCTGACCCTATTCGACACTGGAATAAGACTTTCAGAGCTTACAGGGGTCTGTATGGGCGATGTAGATATGGAGAACAGGTGGATACTTGTACACGGCAAGGGAGGAAAAGATAGAGGGGTGCCATTTTCATCACCGACAAAGCGTGAGTTGTGGCAATATATGAAGCAGCGCAGCCGGTATGCCAGCACAGAAGCATTGTTCATTACGCAACGGGGCACACCACTATCAAGCAGGGCAGTGCAGTCGATGTTTAAGCGTGTGGCAAAACGGTTGCAATTAGCAGGTGTGCGCTTGTCACCGCACACGATGCGCCACAGCTTTGCGCTGAACTGGATAGAAAATGGTGGTGATCCGTTTTCGTTACAAAAGATATTGGGGCATACCACGCAGTCTATGACAAGTAGATATGTTGCTATGGCACGCTCAACGATGGGTGCGCAACACGCAAAGTTTTCACCTGTGGAACATATGCATAGGATGATGAGGTGAAAAGTTTACTGTGTGCTTTTTTGTTGACCATACCCCTGTGATATTTCGCGATATTGCAGGGGTATTACTGTGCTCAAATGTTCTTATAATGGTAATCTGTTTCATTTTTGCTTGACATTGTGACATTGGCGTCACATTCTTGTGATATAATACACATTGACAGGTGAACACATGTGCAGTATAATGATGTTAAACGCCACAACAGGAGCATAAATGAAAAAGTTTACCACACATCCACTTAGTGAGTCTGTTTTTTTGCAGCTATTACAGTTAAAGCCGAATCAATCAGATTCATATTATCGGGATCATCTCTTAAAACTTCTTGCAATAGCGCACCGACTCGCTTCCGCACAGTCGGAACAGAAAGGGCACGCTCTAATGCGTCGAGATCATCACTTGACAATAACTCGCCCAAGCGGAGGCTCACACCTGCCACTTCATTTTCACCATAAAACCAAGTGACCGGATGCCCTGTCACTTTGCTGATCTTCTCCATTATGCGCTGTGAAGGTCTGCGCTCACCACGCTCCCAAGCACTTATGGTCTGCTTATGACTGCCACCGATCTTTTTGCCGAAGTCTTCCCCACTTAGGCCGAGACTCTGGCGTGCTTGCCGGATTCGTTGACCGATCTTTTTGGGTTCATCCACTTTATCCACCTCCTCTCATATGATAGGTATGTCTACTTACTTATCAAGGTAACACTAAACACTTTTATTGACAAGTAAATTCGTAAAGATATATCTTTCTTTTTTTGCTCTCAAAGTAAATAAAAGTGTTGACAAAGTAAACGTGATGGGTTATACTTAGACAACACAACGAAAGGAGAGCAAATGAACA